CATTTCGGGCTTGCTGGGGGAAGGCACCCCCTGCCTCCAGCGTCCTTTCTGGAGACTTGAGCAATGGCTGATCCAGCCGCCCTGACGGTCAGTTACACAAGCCTACTCGAAAGAGTAGGCCGATTTCTATTCGGGCTAAGAACCGGCTATTCCACTGCGGAAACATCGGACATCAATGACTGCATTCGCGACGGACTTCGTCGGACCTACGCTGCGAACGACTGGTCATTCTTCAAGCCGATCGAAGACGTTTCCACTACCGCACCCTACGCTACCGGAACAATCGAAGTAGTCGATGGCGTGGTGACTCTGACGAGCGGGACGTTTCCAACCTGGGCAGCAGACGGACTGCTGAGTGCGGATAACAGTTACTACTCTGGCGCCAGCCGAGGTGATGACACGCATATTACCCTGGACGACACCAGCGTAGACATCGACGCTGGAACGACCTACGAACTTGGTCGGCCCGAGATTTCCATGCCAACAGCGTTCGAGGCGGTCGCTGGCGATAGCGAATTGACATACTATCCCGACCAAAACGAATTGTATCCGGCAGTCCAGCAGAGACACGATCAGCAAATCCGCAAGTGGCAGATGAACGATCCGTATTTCGATCGGCCACGCTACTACTCGGTGCGGACTGTCGAATTCGATCCAACCGTTGGAAGCCGAAAGGTTCTGGCATTCTATCCGACGCCCGACGCAATTTACGTTCTTCGTTGCCCGATGATTCTGCGGCCAGTGTTCATCGACGCAACCAATTTGTATCCGGTCGGAGGCGAGACTCTTTCTGCGCTCATTCAGGAAGCGTGTCTAGCGGCAGCAGAGCACAATCTTGATGACGGCGACGGCATTCACGAGAAACAGTTCCGCGAACTACTGCCGGCGGCAGTTATGGCAGACAGGGACCGCAGTTCTCCTACGACATTAGGCCCCGATGCTCCAGGAAGCGGGCAGCGAACTTCGGACTACTGGCTGCGAAGCGCGAGAATGGGGGCGGTTAGCCTCGATGGCACAGAGCTTTAGGTGTAAAGGAGATCGTAATGGCTTGGGATAAACTAGACGCCTTCGGCCTGTTTTCGCTGACGGGCGCTACCGAAATAACGCTGGAACTGCTTCCGATGTATTCGTACAAGTTAACGCATACAGGGAAGGATTCGGCCGGAAATGACGATGCGAGTTCCGCGATTTCGGCGTGGCTGTCGACGACTAGCGCGACGATTACCGCCGACAACACCGTGGAAGACGACAAGATGTGGATTGCCGACGCCGGCAACGAAACCATCGGTCCAGGCATCAGCAAGTTGTACGTCGTGTCGACGGCCGGGGCCGACGCTGCAATTCAGATCGTTCGGCAAAATTCGCACGACATCTGGTAACAATTTTTCGCGAGGTCCGATACTGTGGCTATTCACGCAATGCTGAACGATTTATCGCGGGCGTTTACCGAACCAGGGCCTGGCTACGTCAACGCCACGGCGACGGACGATGGATCCGGAACCGGGACACTCCGCGAGAATCTGCTGGTCCAGTTCGTCGTTCCCAACTGGGACGGCGACGCCAACCACATCTTGGTTCTGCCGAGTCCGCTGCCTGGCAAGATCGTTATCATCGCCGGGGCGGCGACAGGTGGAGAATTGCGAACCACTTCGCCGACGACGGTCGGCATCAACGGTGGAACGGGAGCGGCCGCAGAGTCCGCCGTGGCGGCTAGCCAGATGGTGGTTGCCATCTGCGAATCCACAACCAGTTGGAAGGCGTTCACCATCGCGTCCGATGGGACGACGGCTGGGCTGGAAGCGGCGGCAACGTAATGTGGTATGTAACCCAACCGGGTCTTGGGACTTCCCCGAACATAACTGAGAAGGAGTAGACAATGGCTGGAGCACACAGAAGCCTGAACGATATGTTTCGCGCCTTCGGAACAGGTGGGCCTGGAAGGGTTCCAGATCCTGGCAGTGGTGGAACCATCCAATTTGAGTTGTGGGGCCAGGTCTGCTCCGTGAACACGACCGGGGGAGGGGCTCGCACGTTAGCACAGCCAAACAGGCCGGGGCTTCTCGCAACAGTGGAGCTTGATGTCGACGGTGGCGATATGACTCTCACCGTAACCGGCGGGTACAACCAGCCGGGCCATACCACGATCACGATGGACGATGCCGGCGACTTCGCGACGTTCATGTCTGTTGAAATCGGCGGCTCGTATTACTGGCGACAAGTCGGCAAGGAAAGAAAACTGGTCGTTACTTCCAGCACGCCATCCAGTTCGCCTTCGGCGTCGTAAGAAGCACTTTATCCTTTCGGGCCAAGGGGCCTTTCACTTTTGCAAGGAGCAGATCAATGTCTGCACACAGAACTCTGAAAGACATGTACCGAGCTTTCGAGGCAACGGGACCGGGCAGACTTGCCGATCCTGGAGATACCGAGACAATCACGGTAACCATGTATGGGCAAATCTGCTCCGTTGTGACGGCAACGACAGAAACCCGCACGTTGGCCCAGCCGGACAGGCCGGGAATTATTGCTACCGTCTGCTTGGCTGAAGACGGTGGCGATCTGACTCTCACCGTTACCGGAGGGTACAACCAGGACGCCGACACGGTGATGACATTTGCCGACGCTGGCGACTTCGTGACGTTCATCTCGATCGAGGTGGGCACCAGCTACTACTGGCGCGTGTTTGCTCCAGCAGAGGAATTGGTCATTCCGTCGGCTTCGGCGTCGAACACGCCGTCGTCTTCTGTGTCGAACACTCCGTCGACTTCTCCGTCGGCATCTGTATCGAACACGCCGTCTGCTTCGGTATCGAACACGGTGTCGCGTACTCCGTCTGCTTCGGTATCGAACACTCCGTCCGCGTCTATATCGAACACCCCGTCTACTTCGCCTTCGGCAACGTAAGGACGTTTGCTATGTCCGACCTGACAGTTCTCTACCTAACAGCGAATAGGATGCCCCAGCGTTGGGTCGACTTCCATCTGGAACATCTGTTGGCGGCAGTTGGCGACTATCCGCTAATTACTGTCTCGTCGAAGCGAATGGACCTTGGAGTAGGAGAAACCAACATCATTCAGGATATCCCCTACGGAGGCTGGAGCACGTTCTGCATGTGGAATCGTGCGGCGAAGTTGGCCGACACGCCATTCGTAGCGATAGCCGAGGATGATTCTCTGTATCCAAGGGAACACTTTGCGACATTCCGTCCGAAAATGGACGAAGTCGCGTACAACATGGCCCGCTGGACGGTGATGAGTTGGCATGACCGTCCTAGCTTCTCGCTTATCAGGCGCCTGGGCGGATTCACGATGATCTGTCCGCGAAAACTATTGATCGAAGCGTTGGAAGAACGGGAAGCCAAGTATCCAGACGGACATTACCGACCTGGAGAAATCGGCAGACCGGACAGCGATAGGCGAATGCGGGTCACTCCCCGCAAACATGTGGAGTGGTGGTCGAAAACGCCTGTCATAAACCTAGCCCATACTGTGGGCGTTTCTCCGACGTACATAGGCGTTCGAGGACATCGACGCAAGGAAGGCGAATTGAAGGCGTTTGACGTACCGTACTGGGGGAAAGCCGCGGACATAGCGGCAGTATTCAACAGCGGATTGGCGGAAGAAGCGAATGTCTGATTTTCTCGCAATCCTAGAGCAGCATTGCCACTACTACGGACAAACCGACAGCCTTCCATTTGGGGTGAGGCCACGGCGCCGGAATCAGCACGGACGTACCATTCTGGCGCGTATCTTACGGGACATGGGATTTCGGGAAGGTGTGGAGGTAGGCACTGAGCGTGGGACGTCCGCCATGCTCTGGTGCGAAACGAATCCACTTCTGCACTTGACATGCGTTGATCCGTACGGGGTCTATCGCGCAAGGCAGTCGCAGGAAAAACAGGACGCTGTCTATGCTCTCGCCCAGGAAAACCTGAAGCCGTTCAACGCAACGATTCTTCGGGAACCAAGTTTGGAAGCAGTCACGCATTTCGCAGACGGATCGTTGGATTTCGTCCACATTGACGGAAATCACGAGTTCGATGCGTGCATGATGGACATCATCCATTGGGTGCCGAAAGTGCGGGAGGGCGGCCTAATTCTGATCCATGACTATTGCAACTTCTATCGAGGAGGTGTGGTTCAGGCCGTGGATGCGTATGTGAGTGGACACGCCATCCGGTCATGGTTCGTGACGCACCATGCGCCGGCAACTGCTTTCTGGCAGAAAGGCGTGGAGTTGATATGAACGTCTCCATTTGCATGGCGAGCTTCAACAGAGACCCGAAGGTTCTCGATGCGGTGCTCAATAGCATTTGTTCGCAGACATGCCACTTTCCGGTCGAAGTGGTCGTTGCAGACGACGGAAGCGAGTTTGGGGCACCGGACGTGTGCGGGAACTATCCGGTGGAGTATCGAAGGATCGACAGGGAACCGGCCGTGCGAAACCCGAGCGTGGCACGCAACATTGCCTATCGCCAGGCTTCCGGCGACATCATTATCGCGCAGTCTGACGATGTGGTCCATGAAGACGGAGCCGTCGCTGAGCTGGTCGAACTGTTGGAGAACAATTCCTCTTCATTCGTTATCGCCACAGTCCTTGGGTGCGATAGAAACGGTATTCCGGAAGAGGTGTATACGGGCGAATGGAACGGCCAGTTGAGACATCTTCCGCTGTTTTTCCTTGGTGCGCTATGGAAAAGCGACCTCTACGCCATCGGAGGAAACGATGAGGAGTTTGCCGTTTGCGGAGGAAATGGAGGGCAGGAAGACAAGTGGTTTGCCAGGTGTTTGATCGATGGACGTGGATTGTCTCCGGTTTACGCGGAGAACGTAGTTGGCTACCACATGGCGCATGACAGGCCGTCGGAGCGATCTGCCAAGCACACCAACATGAAACTGTATCACCAAAAACTAGAACGAGCGATGAACACTGGTGTGTGGTGTTCCTCGAGCGGGCCTTGGAGGGAATACGATGGGGCGACTTCGGTTGGCGCCGTTTCGCGGCAGTCACTTGCCTTTGCTGATGCAGGCCGTGGCGAAAACCACCGGTCCGATCCTTGAATTGGGTTGTGGTTTGTACTCGACCACGCCGCTTCACTGGGCCTGCTTCGTCCCCAAGCGGAAGCTGGTGACGTACGAGAACAACGAAGAATACTTCGACTTCCTGAAAGCGTACGCGACCGATTTCCACGAGGTTAATTGCGTTTCCGACTGGGATTCGATTGACATTGCCGGTCCCTGGTCGGTGGCGTTTGTCGATCACGAGCCGTGCCATCCAGGCGAACGTGACAGGCGCTTTCGTGAAGTCCAGCGACTCGGACACGCGGAATACGTGGTCGTTCACGATACGGAGCGCAGGAACGAGCAGAGACACCGGATAAGCGAGATGAATGCTCTGTTCAAATACCGGTTCTGGTTCCGCGATGCACGACCAAACACGACGGTTTTCAGCAACGTCCACGATCTGAACGGTTTTTTGGACCCATGATTCAAGTCAGCTTGATTATTCCTGTTCTGAACAGCCATGAGATCGTGCGGAGGCAGATTCTGCATTGGGAGCGGATGAATCTTCCAGATGACGTCGAGATCATCCTCATGGATGACGGCAGCGCTCCTCCGTTGAAGTTTGACACGAACGTATGCAGGATCGTCCCAACCAACGAAACACGCCCGTGGACAAGTTCTGTTGCCAGAAACAAGGGAGCGAAGATTTCCACTGGCCGGAATCTTCTGATGGTCGACGTGGACTACATCATCCCCAAGAGCGTCATCATGGAGGTGCGAGAATTCACCGGCCAGAAGATGCAGTTCTCCCGTGAATTCGGCGTACTGGACGAAAACGGCAACTTCACCCAGGACAAGGACACGCTCCTGGCTTACGGGCTCCTGCCGGATCGCTACGCGAAGCGAGGAACTCGGGTTCCGTTCCACCCGAACACCTTCGCCATGAACCGGGACGTGTTCTTCGAGATCGGAGGATACGACGAAGGTCTTGTGTTCCGCAGGCAGTATCCGCAGGGAGAAGACAATCTATTCAAGCGCCGCTGGTGGCAATGGGAAGCAGCCGGGAAGGGCCAGGTACACCAGCATCAGCCGAAAATCTACATGTTTCCCTGTGGCCAGTTCTGCGGTGACGTTGACTACAACCCGCATGGACTGTTTCACGACTTGAGCCGCAAGACAAGAACCAACGTATTCTGGCACCGTCAATTACGCCGCGAGGTACAGAAATGACGATCTGTCTGGTGCGATGTCCGTCTACGTTTCTGATTGATGAGCGTGCATTTCCTCCGCTCGGACTGATGGCTGTAGGCGCCGCACTCAAGCGGGACGGTCACGATGTTGTACTCTACGATGGAGAACTCGAGCAACTTCCATTGGACTATGAGTATTACGGATTCGGCCCAACGAGCCCCGAGTATCCTTCGGCGGTGGAATGTTTGACCAGGATCAGATATGCGAATCCAAAAGCCCGAGTTGTGATTGGAGGCCCTCACGCCACCCTGGTTCCTTTCGATCCATGGGAAAGTGGATTTGACTGCACGGTCGTTGGAGACGGCGAGAACGTCGCGTCTGAGGCGTTCTTCGGGACAGAAACCATCATCTACGCAGAGAACTTGCCGCTGGACGAGTACCCGATTCCCGACAGAACATTGGTGGACCTGACAAGCTACCACTTTCGTCTGCATGATAGGCCGGCCACCACGGTCATGGGGTCTCGCGGGTGCCCTTGGAAATGTGCGTTCTGCTGCAAGAACCATACTGGCGTTCGCTTGAACAGCGCTGAACGGCTGATCGAAGAGATTGGGATGCTGCATGATGACTTCGGCTACAAGGCAATAGCGTTCCCGGAGGACATCTTCACTCTCAACAAGCAGCGAACGATTGAGGTGTGCAGGTTTCTCAAGAGAAAAGGTATCATCTGGCGATGCCTGGTGAGGGCCGATCTGGTCATCAAATACGGAGCGGACTTCCTTGACATGATGGTTGATTCCGGATGTATCGGGGTTGGAATGGGAATCGAGTCCGGCTCTGACACGATCCTGAAAAACATCCACAAGTCCGAAACGACAGCTCAGATGCGGGAGGCCATTACGCTGCTGCGAAGCCGTGGAATCTTCATCAAGGCATTCTTCATCGTCGGCCTGCCTGGCGAGAGTGAGGAGACGTTAGCGGAGACAGAGCAGTTTCTGCAATGGGCGAAGTTTGACGACATTGACGCGAAGATATTTCACCCGTACCCAGGAAGCCCGATCTACGCCAACAAGGACAAGTACGACATCGAGTGGGATTCTGTTCCGCTGGAATACGCATTCTACAAAGGGCGTCCCGGTGAGTATTACGGCAATATCCGCACGTCGTCGTTGACCAATCAGCAGATCGTCGACGCGTGGAAGTATTTCGAGGAAACCTACAAGGATTGGACTTTTGCCATCGAAGGAACGATGGTGGCTGGTGATTCCGATGATCAGTGACTACGTTATTTCACGCGACCGGTATCTGCTCATGGCCGACCAGCATCGGCCACTGTGGGCGGCGCTGCATAGGTTCGTCTACTCCAACAAGGTGCAGACGTTGATGGAAGCGGGATGCGGAGTGGCAGAACTGTCCCATGTGGTGGACGAGTACGTCGGAATTGACGTGAATGTCAGCGTCTTGAAGGAGAACGAACACTTCTACAGCAAGCGATCAGTCTGGATCAACGACGATTGGCGCAACGTAGACGTAAGGTCCAAGCCTGTCGATATGTTCCTGGCGGCCGGCACGATCGAGCGTTGTGATTCATGTGAGACGTTCCTGTCGCATGTTCTGGATATTCCCCGATTGAAATATGCTGTTGTGACGTTTCATAAAGGATTACGACACGAGGCATCGCCACGAACAGGGCGCGAGGGCTGGTTCAATAACTACATAAGCGAGTCGGAAGTCACGCACTGGTTGGAATCGAACGTGCAAACTCACTGGTGGTTGTGCAATCTGCCACATTCACGGTCGCCACGGTGGAGGAGTAAGCAGTGGGATACTGTACTGGTCGTCGATTGGACAAAACAAGCACAATTGGATATGTGGCAACCTAGGGTAGGGCATAATGTCACGAGCTAAGTTACTGAGTGTCGTTGTTCCAGGCAGGAACGAGCAGTTCATGCGGCATACCGTGGACGATGTTCTCGCACACAGTTGCGAGGATACAGAGGTCATTGCCGTCTGCGATGGAGCGTGGCCGGATCCGCCACTGCAAGATCATCCGCGACTTCAAGTGCTCCACTTTACCGAGCCTGTAGGTCAGAGAGCAGCGACCAATGCCGGGGCGAGGTTAAGCAGTGCCAAATACATCATGAAGATGGATGCCCACTGTTCCACGGACGAAGGATTCGATGTCAAGCTGTTCGCGAAGATGCAACCGGATTGGACGATGATTCCGGCAATGCACAGGCTTCACGTATTCGACTGGGGATGCAGCGGTTGCGGCGAGCGGACGTATCAGGGGTCGAAACCGGCCAAGTGCGAGGAGTGCGGCGGGGAAGAATTCTACATGCACATGGTCTGGCAACCGCGGTTCCAGTACGACCCGACCGTGACGTGGTTGTTCGACTCCAGTCTCCACTTTCAGTATTTCAGACAGTACAAGAAGCGGGAGGAATTTAAGGCGCAGGAGCCGACTGGCCTGGCAGATACGATGAGTTGCATCGGATGTTGTTTCATGATGGACCGAGAGCGTTTCTGGAAACTTGGAGGAATGTCGGAAGAGCACGGAAGTTGGGGGCAGATGGGAACGGAAATCTCAGGGAAGACATGGCTTTCCGGTGGAAAGATGGTCACGTGTCTCGACACCTGGGTAGCTCACCTGTTTAGAACTGGCAACTTCGGACAGAACGGTGAATCGTCTTGGCCCTATCCAATTTCACAGAGGGACATTGACAAAGCCCGGCGTGTGTCACGCGACATCTGGTTGAAGAACGCCTGGCCGGGGCAGACGCGGCCTCTGTCGTGGCTCGTCGATAAGTTCTGGCCCGTGCCGGGGGGGTCAGATGCCGACCTCAGGAAGCTGAAGGAGAGCGAACGTGGTTTCGTTGCAGCGGTGTAGTCAGTGTGCGTTCGACAGACCACCCCATGCGAAGGCGCTGGGCGAGGGTTTTTCCGGAGATACCAAGCGTTTCCGCCCAGTCGGGAATGCTTTGGGTGACGCCGTTAAATGTCAGCAATCGATTGCGACTGGTGTTGCAGGCCTGCTCTCGTCTGGTGGCCCATCGGCAGTTGTTTTTCGAGTAGCCGAGATCGTTCTTCACTCTCTCAATCGTGTGCTTAGGCGTAGGTCTTTGCCCCATGTCGCGGTAGAACGTCGCAAACGACTCCCACTCCACACATACGTCAATTCCACGTCCTCCGTAACGAGCGTAGTTCTTGTCGGCTTGACTTCTGCATCGAGAACGCATCCGCTTCCAGACAATGTACTCTGGGCAGTTGCCCTTGCCGTGCGTTTTGTTCCGGCATCGGACGCAGGAAGTGCTTCGCCCGAGCCGCAGTTCCTTGCCATCGACAACCGCTTTGGTTCCACAGTCGCAGATGCATGTCCAATAGCGGCGGGAGTTACGAGGAGCCGCTTCCTGAAGGACTGTCCACTGACTGAAGGAAATGCCAGTCAAGTCTGTGCGGCTGGACAATCTCTGGATAGAATCATGAGAAGCCATTCGAGTCTCCTTCACAGATTCGGATTGGTTAGAGCAGCCAAGGCGTTCCAGCGCCTCGGCTGCTCGCATTATATCACATGTGGGATGGGGGGTCTATTCCATGCCGAGTAGCACACCTTACCAAATAGAATTCCCTCGTCTTGGGGTTGTCAGACGATTTGGTCACAGAGCAACTGCGCAGAGTGGCGAGCACGGAAGCCCTTACTCAATAAACGTCCGTCTTAAAGATTCTCTCACGGGCAGGCTGCGGGGCGGCTCTTTCACAGCTATTGGACTGCCAGTAAAATCCGACCCTGTTTACCGCGATCGGGCGATTTCATTTTCAGGCAATATCATAACGGCAGCCAGGCAGGGCAATTCGTCAGACACCGCCCTGAGCACGGATATATCCGATACACGTCGCCCGATCATCTTTCCGCTTTCCCTGGCCGGCGTCGTGGGTGGGACTGTCGTGGCGGTAGTTCCGCACAAGGATGCGTACCTACTTTGTTTCACCGCAACAGAAATCTGGGTTCTGGCTGGCGATCCAACGACGGGCGGGTTGCGTCGTGTTTCGGACCAAGTTGGAATCGTCGGAGTCAATGCGTGGTGCGTTGCCCACGATACTGTTTACTTCCTATCGCAGTACGGACTGTACGCCGTTGGAGCGGACGGAAGCGGCCTGAAGCCGCTTTCTGAAGACCGAGTGCCTGAAGAACTCACCGATACGATTGATACCACGGCGATTCTGGACTACTACCATCTCGACCGAGGCGTCTACATTCACCTGACGAAAGCTCCGTCGTGGTTTTATGACACCGAGCATGGCGGCTTTTGGCCATTTGGGGGAAGCACACAGCAAAGCCACCTCCTGCTGGGTCCGTTCCACGTCGGGGAAGAGAATTCCTACGGTCGGATTCAAAACCTGCAAGGGAACATGGCTGCCGGAAGCGATGATGTCACTTGGCGGATCGTCACCGGGCTCACTGCGGAAGAGGCTGCGGCAAACGGGAAAGCCGCTATTGCGGCGGCTGTGGCAGGCAACAGCTATTCAAGCTACGTCGCGGCAAGCGGAACCTGGAGTGCGGGCAGGTCGCACATGTCCTATCCCAGAACCCGTGCGATCTGGTGCTGTTTCTGGTTATCTGTCGAGTCTGGCGACTGGGCATACGAAGCTATGGCCATGACTCGTATGCCATCTGGTAAGTGGAGATGAAACGATGAGCGTAACGAAGCCACCGGCAGTAGATCCCGGCCCTCAGACCGAGATTTGGCAGCCGCAGATGATTTCGCCATACAACGCGGGCTGGTGGGCGACTCAGACTGTCTCGAATGTCCCAAAAGAGTCCGTTGGGTGGATGCTTGCAACCAGCTGGATAGTTACCGGCATCACTTACGACGAGACGGTAACGCCCAAAGAACCGTACTACGCGATGACGCGGCAGGGTGTGCAGACATCGAACATCCTCTATTCTCTCCTGGACGCTTACACGACCGAGTACAACAAGGCGTTGGACGCAAACGCCACTCGCTACAATGACGTTCTTACCGGATGGGTCAATCTTGTCAACGGTGCCTACGCCCACATGGATAACGAGGTGGCCGAGCAGAATGCCCATACGGTTCTGTTCCTCGCGTCCATGCACGACTACATGGGCATCGTGGATACGATGATCGACGCGAACCAAAGCACTTTGGTGACGGAAGCTGAAGGTGCCTCAACAGCCTTGTCGGAACTCAACGTCAAGCTGGACGACTTGGAGGCCAACGTAAACACCAACACGTCCACTATCGAAGGGTTGTTGAGCGATCAGGCTAATTATCTCAGCGAGTTCCTGATGGATTTCGCTGCGGAACTGGCTGAACTGGATACCAATTACGCCAATCACCTGGCCGACATCGAGCCGCTCCTGACAAACGCGACATCGCAACTGGCGACGTTTATTTCGGATCAGGCTACGGAACTGGCTGCATTGGAGGACGAACAGACAGATACCAGAGCGACCATCGAAACGCTACTTACCGGCGAAGCTACGTCGCTCGCTGAACATCTGGCAGACCACGCCGCCAAACTGGAAGAACCGGGTACGCATGGCGACACCACGCGAACGAACGTAGAGTCGCTGATCGACGACAAAACATCGGCACTGGCAGAATTCCTGACCGATTACGCCGCGGCAATCGCACTTCTGGCGACCGACTTCACAGATCACCAAGCTGATGCGCTTGGAAAGCAGACAGACGCCCTCGAGGCACTGACCAACCATATCAGCGATTACGAAGACCAGTTGCTGATTCTGGAGGCCAACTATACGTCGCACGCGAGCGTTCTGGACGATCTGTTGGCGGCCGCGTCAACCAATGTGGGCACGTTCGTCACTGACGTGGGGGATCTACTGGAAATTCTTCTGTCCGACTATTCGACAGTGTCCGCAGATATTGACGACGTGCTGACCAGCGCTATGTCTGCGTTTGAAGACCACAATGTCGACTACAGCGCGGTCTTGGAGTTACTGGAGTCGGACTACAACACGCACTCGCCGATAGCCACGGCGTTTCTGACCGACCTCGGCGTGACCGAATTAGCTCGAATCAACGAGAAGTTTGCGGCATCGCTATCAACGCAGCTTCAGCAGTTGACCGACCGCGGACTGTATTCGAGTGTCATCGCAACAGACATCACAGCCAGAAACACGCGGGATCTCAACGAAGAAATTGTTGCCCTGAACGATCGGTTGAACCGGGAAAAATGGGAAAATCAGCACCGACTGTACGGGCAGCAATTCGAGGTGCGGACTCGAACTCTGGACGGAAAGGACCGTTTGCACACAGTCCACCAGGAGATACTTCGCTATAAGGCATCCCAGGTGACCGGCGTCTATGGACTGCTGCAAGAGGCGCGTAATCGCACGCTGGCCGGCAAGCAGGCGATCCTTGGCGCCCAGGACGCCAATTCCCGGCTGGGAATCGAGGTTCAGTCAGGGCTCTATGCCAAGATGCAGGATGTCCGTGTGCGACTGCTTGAATCGGCCGACCGCGTCTACCAATTGCGAGACGCTTTGACGAAATGGAGCACTGACGAATTGCATCGCATCTACGGCGAGCAGCTTCAGACTCGACTGAAGGCTGCCGATGCAGAAGATCGGCAACATGCGGTCGAACAGGAGGTTTCGGCGAGCATTGCAACCTACCGAATGCAGTTGCATGACCAGTTGATGAACGAGGTGCGGATCGTTCTGGATGGCCTGGACCGCGAACGGGCGGCGACTTCCGACGTAGCCAAACTCACGATCGGGACGCAGGAGCGACTATTCGCACCGGTGCAGTCCGTTCTGGGCCAGCTACTCGACGGGATCGAGAAGAAACACGGTTTGTCAGTGGACGTGTGGCGGGCCGAGGCGACCCAGCGGGACAGGCTTCTGGAGCAGATCCAGCAGATCGAGATGCAGCAGGCGGCTGGAGTCGAGAAACAGCACGCTGCCCAGCAGGATATTTCGCGGATTGCCATGGGCGGGCGGGGCGC